GAGAAATTATATCAGACGCCGACCTATCGAGCATACATGGGTCTTAAGTCGATGTTGGACCGTCTTGCAAAGTATATGGAGACCACGGAAATAGAACATGGTCGTGATGGTAACATCACCGCCCTGGTCAATGCAGCTGCCAAGTTCGAGGCAATTCGCCAGAGCTTTAAAGGAACCATGAAAGACCTTCAAGAAGAACAAAGCCATGTACGCGGTGGACAGTCCCTCGCGTATGATCAATAACCCTAAACACACACTATGAAAAAGTTTTTACTCGTAATCATCGTCATCCTAATGGTATCCTGCGGAGGTTCTGCTGAGACACCTAAGTACGGTATTGCTAAGGACCCTAATGTAATCGACACTTTACCTGCGGATTCTGTAGCGGTTAAGCAACCTGCTGACAGCGGAACCGATGTGATCCGTTTTCGTGACAGAGACATCATGAAATAAGAATTTACTGTAAGGTGGTGGAACTGGCAGACACGCTACCCTGTCCCGGTGGTGCTCTCTTAGCGGTTTTTGAACCACGGAGAGTTTGGACGTTCGACTCGTCCCCTTACAGCCCAACCAAAAACCAACATACATGGAAACTATGGATTTCGGAGGAGCTATCAAAGCTCTGAAAGCAGGACAGAAAGTAGCACGTACAGGATGGAACGGCAAGAACATGTTCCTGACACTTGCAGGTGGCTACTCGATTCCTAAAGACAAACTCAGACCAGGTACACACATCACTGCAGAGTTTTTAGAAGCTCGTGGTGTAGACGAGATGGTCATTGTACCACATATCGACATGTGGACCGCTCAAAATAACTACGTATCCGGTTGGCTGGCTTCTCAAACAGACATGTTAGCTGAGGACTGGGTAGTAATTGACTAGCCACAGACGTGTGGATCGTAAAACCGGGAGGGCTGAACAGCTTTGCTGAATGCACACTTCTCCCGCTGTGATCGTAAGTACAGCACGTGAGTCCAGCGTAGGTATAACGGGACAACAAAGCGGATAAAATGTGCAGTAACCGCAGGGATCCTAGGTCCCACTGCACTCAATTGTGGGGTGGTGTAATGGTAGCACACTGGGCTCATAACCCAGGGATCTTAGTTCGACTCTAAGCCCCGCAACAACTTTGACCAATACACTCTTATGAAAGACCTGTACACCTATAAGGCGGTAGTTAACCGCGTCGTAGATGGCGACACTTGTGATTTAAGTATCGACCTGGGATTTACCGTATCCTGGAAGAGCACGTGCCGGTTCTACGGCATCAACACCCCTGAACTCAGGAGTAAGGTCTCCGAAGAAAAAGCATTGGCTTACGCGGCACGTGACCGCGTGTTAACGCTGCTGCCTCCCGGCAGTACGATCCTGATCAAAAGCCGTGAACTGGACAAGTACGGCAGACCGCTGGTGGACGTGTACACCGGTGAGAATTTTTCCATACACGTCAATCAGCTTCTTGTCCAGGAAGGATTGGCAAAAACGTATTTACCATGAACGATCAAGAAAACTATGAACCAGAATTAACAGCTGCAGAGATAGGGCTGGGACCATTGTACGACTGGGTATTTCACTTTAACGTATACACCAACATCTGGGCTGCCATACCCAGGGAGCTGGTGCAAAAATATTTTAACGACCTAGAAACGCCAGGTGTTTTATTCAGTAGGGAACTGGATACACTGGCGGACCTCATTTGCCGCACCAACGGTGATGAGGAGTCTATTGACGCACTATTGAAAAATCAATAACCTATGTTTATTGAAGCGGTTACCGTCTGTGTTAACTATTCAGACTTTCTCGCCCACACTTTACCCCACAACAAGCAACACTTTGACAAGTTTGTGGTGGTGACTTCTGCCCAGGATACACTCACCCAAAAACTCTGCGAGTTTCACAATGTAGAGTGTGTGATCACTGATGTGTTTTATGAAAACGGTGACGTATTCAACAAAGCCAAAGGCATCAACGTTGGTTTGAAACGACTCCAGCAGACCGGCTGGGTGGTTCACCTGGATGCCGATATTTATTTGCCGCCACTGACGAGGTCTATTTTACAAAAGATTGATCTACGGGGTGACACCATCTATGGGGTGGACCGGATGATGTGCCCTGACTACCACAGTTGGCAACAGTTTGTAGTCACCCCGAAGCTCACGCACGAAGGATGGATCTACATCCACCCTGATGTATTTCCCCTGGGTGTACGGGTAGCCGAGTACCACAACAAAGGATACGAACCCATCGGGTTTTTCCAGCTCTGGTGTCCCAAAGAGTCGGGTGTATTTCTCTATCCCGACCAACATGGTATGGCAGACCGCACAGACGTACTCTTTGCCAAGAAGTTTACACGCAACCGCCGGGCACTGATCCCGGAGATCATCGTGATCCACCTGGACTCCGAAGACCTTAACCTCAAAGACATGGGAAAGAACTGGTCAGGACGTAAGACCAAATGGTTTGGTCCTGAAAAAGTGATTGCCAAAAATTATACCACCGACCAATCGATACTGACCAAACTACACCGAAGTTGACCGACCCGTTTATATCCATACCTACCTATGAGAACGACAGCTGGACTGTCACAGAGTTTGCCACTCGTGAAGAGTTTCGCGATTATCTCGCTACGCTCTTTAAAGAGCCCGGCAAGTACAACTTTGATGAATCTTCGCGGGTTTTCAATGTAGAAGCCCGCAAGTTTCAGACGCAAGGATTTTACTGCAACGCACCGGTTAAAAGCAAAGACTTCATTGCCTACTGGGATGACCAGAAAATGAAGTGTAAGTCAGGCATTATCGTCAAAAACGGCGATAATGAATGGTATATCAGTCGAGATTATTACATGTGGCTGAATTTCCTGCCGATCTACGACAAGGAAGAAAAACGTTTTGACTTTGCCAAGGTCCGTGATGCCCAGTACCACATGGCGCTGTATGAACACCTGGCTGAGCTGAACTACAAACACGCCATCATCCTCAAAAAACGTCAGATCGCGTCATCCTATTTCCACATGGCAAAACTGCTCAACACCTATTGGTTTGAATCAGGTGCCGTGCTGAAGATCGGAGCGTCGCTGAAAGACTACATCAACGAGAAAGGCTCCTGGAAGTTTCTCAACGAGTACAAGAACTTCTTAAACGAACACACTGCCTGGTACCGTCCGGCAGAACCGGAGAAGATTGGCAGCTGGCAACAGCAGATCAAGGTGCGCCTGGGCGGCAGAGATACATACAAGGGTTTAAAATCGACCATCAATTCCTACTCTTTTGAGAAGGACCCAACCAACGGTGTGGGTGGTCCCGTGACCTACTTCTTTCACGAGGAAGCGGGTATTGCACCTAAGATGGACGATACCTACGGTTTCATGAAACCTGCCCTGAAGTCCGGTCAGATCATCACCGGACAGTTTATTGCTGCCGGATCCGTGGGTGACCTAGAGCAGTGCGAACCGATGAAGGAGTACATCCTGCACCCGGAACAAAACGGTTTCTTTGGGGTCACCACCGACCTCATCGACAAAAATGGTACGATCGGTGTATCGGGGCTGTTCATTCCTGAGCAGTGGAGTATGCCGCCATTTATCGACCAGTACGGTAATTCCAAAGTGGAAGAAGCGCTGGACGCCCTGGAAAAAGAGTTTGAAAAAGCCAAGAAAGAAATGGAACCGGCAGCCTACCAGCTGACCGTATCCCAGCACCCCCGCAGCATCGAAGAAGCTTTTGCTACCCGTAAGGTTTCCGTGTTTCCGCCACACCTGATCACCAAGCAGATGCAGCGCATTGACGATAAGGAATATTCTTACGAACTCCTTGACCTGGAGTACAACACGGAAGGAAAGGTCGTTGCCAAGGAGTCCAACAAGATCCCAATACGGGAATTTCCTGTGAAGAAGAACCTGGAGGATAAGACCGGTGTGATCGTAGTCTGGGAAAGACCCATCAAAGATCCACAGTTTGGAACCTACTACGCTTCCATTGACCCTGTAGGAGAAGGTAAGAGTACCACTTCGGACTCCCTGTGTTCCATCTTTATCTACAAGAACCCGGTGCAGGTAAGCAAAGACGATGGTAACGGCAAAGTCGAAAATTATATCGAGCACGATAAAATAGTAGCCTCCTGGTGTGGTCGTTTTGATGACATCGTCAAGACCCATGAAAGACTGGAGAAGCTGATCGAATGGTACAACGCCTGGACGATCTGCGAGAACAACGTCAGTCTGTTCATCCAGTACATGATCTCCCGTAAAAAACAGCGTTACCTGGTACCCAAGGACCAGATCCTGTTCCTCAAAGACCTGGGCAGTAACGCCACGGTGTACCAGACCTACGGGTGGAAGAACACCGGCACACTGTTCAAACAGCACCTGCTGTCCTACGGGATTCAGTACCTGACTGAAGAGATCGACCAGGAAATCGGGGAGAACGGGAACATTTACCGCACCACCTACGGGGTGGAACGCATACCGGATCCGATGCTGCTTAAAGAAATGCAGCAGTACCAGGACGGTCTGAACGTGGATAGACTCGTGGCGTTCTGTGCGCTGATCGCTTTTGCCAAGGTGCAGCAGTCCAACCGAGGTATCCAAACACGTGTAGAGGTAAACAAGAATTTGGAGAAGTCAGAAAAAAGTCATAAATTAAAATTGAGCCCCTTTACGCATATTGGGATGTCCAACCGTCCTTCTACAGGTATGCAAAGACCCCGGTCACCCTTTAAAAACTTCCGCTGATGTGCAACATCGACTACCCCAATTATACTGGTACTTCTACATTTAAGACCTACTCGTCCGGCACAATTGACTGCCGTAGTGCAGAGCAAAAGAAAAAGGACTTGGTCACCCGTCTGCTTAAAGACGACAAGATCACCCTGGACGAAGCCATGACCCTGCTGGAAATGGGTCCCGCTCCGGCTCCGTCAATAACCACCAGTACTGTTAACTTAACTGCTTACCCTCCCCATACGTCCTTTACACTCACCTCAAGTGTCGAAAAGGAACTCATTAACTAATTGACATGCAAGTATTTAACGCCCTTGATTTAAAAGCCGGCAAAAAGTCGGAGTATAACAAGATGGGTACGCTCACGCAGCCCATCCAGTTCCTACCCAAGTCGGAGAAGAATGACGAGTGGCGTGCCCATAACCTGGACTGGCTGGAATGGCAGGGTCTGAAGCAGATCCGCCGCAATGCCCGCAAGCTCCTGAAGAACTATAAGCTCGCCAAAGGTATCATTGACCGCTCCGACTACATTGTTGAAGAGGACAACGAATACGCCGATATGATCGAAACCCTGACCAAGGAAGATCAGAGTGCGCTGGAGTTGAAGTTTTACCCTATCATTCCCAATGTCGTAAACATACTCTGTGGTGAGTTTGCCAAGCGCAGCTCCCGTATCATGTTCCGTGCCGTTGACGACATCTCCCACAACGAGATGCTGGAGCAAAAACGCTCCATGATCGAAGAAGCCCTGCTGGCTGACGCTGAGCGGGAGATGATGATCAAGATGATGAACATGGGTATGGACATGGAAAGCGAAGAGGCGCAGCAGGCGCTGAACCGCGACAACCTCAAGACCTTACCTGAGATAGAAGACTTTTTTCGCAAGGACTACCGCAGCCTGGTCGAAGAGTGGGCTAATCACCAACTCAAGATCGATGAAGAGCGCTTCCGTATGTTCGAGCTGGAGAATATGGCGTTCCGCGACATGCTCATCACGGATCGTGAGTTCTGGCATTTCCGCATGATGGAGGACGATTACGAGATCGAACTCTGGAACCCGGTATTGACGTTCTACCACAAGAGCCCTGATGCCCGTTACGTATCCCAAGGTAACTGGGTAGGTAAGATTGACATCATGACCGTTGCCGATGTGATCGACAAGTACGGTTACATGATGACCCAGGAACAACTGGAGTCACTCGAAGCTATTTATCCTGTCCGTTCAGCCGGACTTCCTTTAGGAGGTTTACAAAACGATGGTAGCTACTACGACGCTTCGCGTTCTCATAAATATAATGTCGAGGGACCATCCCTTGCCATGCGCCAATACCTGTCTACCTACGAGAACATGCCGTACAACGGTGACATCATCGAGTGGATCATGAGTGAAGGCGAAGACTTTTTGGACTACGGTCCTTCCCACATGCTACGTGCTTCCACCATCTACTGGAAGAGCCAGCGTAAGGTAGGTCACCTCACCAAAATCTCTGAAAACGGCGAAGTCATCCAGGACATCGTGGATGAGAGCTTCAAGGTGGTAGAGAAACCTTTGTACAACACCCGTTTTTCTACCAAGAAGACCAAAGAGACGCTCATCTTCGGAGAGCACATCGACTGGTTCTGGATCAACGAGACCTGGGGTGGTATCAAAGTCGGTCCCAACCGTCCTACATTCTGGGGTATGCAGAATCCCAACGGGTTTGCACCCATTTACCTGAACGTCAAGCGCCTACCGTTCCAGTTCAAGGGAGACTCCACAGTCTACGGCTGTAAACTACCTGTAGAAGGTGCGGTGTTCTCTGACCGCAATACCCGTTCGGTATCGCTGGTAGACCTGATGAAGCCCTACCAGGTAGGTTATAACATTGTCAATAATCAGATCGCAGATATACTAGTCGACGAGCTCGGCACTGTAATCCTTTTAGACCAGAACTCGCTACCGCGTCACTCCCTTGGAGAAGACTGGGGACGAAATAATCTGGCAAAGGCTTACGTAGCAATGAAGAACTTCCAGATGCTACCGTTGGATACGTCTATCACCAATACCGAGAACGCCCTGAACTTCCAACACTACCAGGTACTCAACCTAGAACAAACTCAACGCCTGTTGAGTCGTGTGCAGCTCGCCGGCTATTTTAAGAACCAGGCGTTTGAAGCCATCGGTATCACCCCGCAGCGTATGGGTACACCGATCGCCCAGGAGACCGCTACCGGTATCCAGCAGTCAGTGGCATCTTCTTATGCCCAGACCGAGCATTATTTCAGCCAGCACTGCGACTACCTGATGCCAAGGGTCCATCAAATGAGGACCGACCTGGCGCAGTACTACCAGAGCAACAACCCGTCCATCCGCCTGCAGTATATCACGCAGACCGACGAGAAGGTCAACTTCCAGATGAACGGTACAGACCTGTTGCTTCGCGACCTCAACATTTTTGCCACCACGAAAAGCAACCACCGCGTCGTGCTGGACCAGCTCAAGCAGCTGGCAATCAACAACAACACCTCTGGTGCATCGATCTACGATTTGGGCAATATCATTAAGTCTGAGTCTATCGCTGAGCTTACCGGGGTATTGAAAGCCGCTGAGGACAAGCAAAACGCTATCCGTCAGCAGCAGGCGCAACAAGAGCAGGAAATGCAACAGCAAGCTTTGCAAGCCCGCCAGCAGGAGCAGATGATGCAAATGCAGTTTGAGGCTGACCAGAACGATAAGAATCGCCAGACCCAGGTATTGACTGCTGAGATACGCGCTGCCGGCTATGGTTCGATGGAAGACAT